CGAATGAAACGGAGCAGAGGATAGAGGATAGAGGTAAGAAGATAGATAATACACATACACGGACGCAGTTGCGTCCTATGCGTTCGGAATGGATTGCTTATGCAAAAGAGATCGGATGGTCAGGTGCAGATGTTGAAGGAGCTTTTGATTACTACGAAAGCAACGGATGGAAGGTCGGTGGCAAAGCCCCGGTTAAAGATTGGAAGGCGTGTGCAAGAAATTGTCAGCGAAGAAACCAAAACAAACCAATGAAAGGAAACCAACAACCAATGAAAAAAATAGTCAGTCAATGCGAGAGCCTACCCACCTATAAGGTGATGGGGTTCACAACAAGAGAAGCGTGGGTGAAAGCGGGTTGTCCGTGAGAGAAATCATCGACCTGCCATTCAACGCCTTGGTCTATCGGGTTAAAGTCATTGAGGAAAAACTTGTAGATCAAGCCAACCAGATAACCACACTAGCCAGCCAGATAGCCCAAAATCGCACGGAAATGGCCATTAAAGAGGCTAACGAGGTTGCGGAAGGCATATCCACCAGACTAGAGATTCCAAAGGATTTAATGCCTACTATTGGAAAGTATCGGGCAAGGAAGAACCGATCTTATGAAATCGTAAAGAAGCGGTGGGCTTTGTGGAAAGTGCAGTTGGAATCTGGCCTAACTCAAAACCAGATTGCAAAGGCTTGGGGTTGCGATCACGCCAGCATCTCATATGCACGGAGTAGGAACTTTGAGCCACGCAAAACCAAGGGACGGCCACTCGTTGAGTTCCCAGTTAGTGAACGCTCTGCCGTTCTTTCAAAGAAAAGGATGGGCTTAATATGATTGCGATTCATCAAGCAGACCAGTTCGAGTTGCCATTTATGCGAACTACTCACTCGGTAAAGATCGAGGGCAACGAACAGAACGCAAGAATCCTAGCTCACTTGCAGGGAGGTCGAACACTCACGGCTCTCGAAGCCTTGGAGTGGTTCAAGTGCTTTCGCTTGGCTAGTCGCATCCACGATCTTAAAAAAGCTGGATACGATGTGCAAAAGCGAATGATTAAAACTGGAAGCGGCAAGAGCGTTGCGGAATATTTTTTACTGGTTTAATTACATTCACAAGTAAAATAATAAAATCACAATATGTCTTGTCACATTAAATCCAGAAGCTAGTTATTAAGATTACCTAATGAAGATCAACAAAATGAAACCAGAGTCGATTCAAAAAGAGATCGACAAGCTAAAGACTCCGATTGACAGATGTGATGGTAAAAGAACCAAAGGGGATGAGTCCCCATCAAGGCGATTTCAGCATTTGTCTGATCGCTTGCATTACCTCACTATGACAAAAGCTATTATCATTTTAGCGATGCTTCTACTAGGCTCTGTTCACGCCACAAACATTTATGTGGAAGTTCCGAAGCCATCAAAGAAAACCATCAAGGCAAGAATCACGGCCTATTGGCTTGGCGAGGATTCTTATGGTTATAAAAGCTCAACCGGGAAACGGCTAGTGTCTGGTCGTTCTTGTGCCGTTGACCCAAGGATTATTCCATACGGAACTACGCTGATAGTCGAGGGCAAGCCATACATCGCACACGACACCGGGACAGCCGTTATTGCTAGAAGCGCATCTGGTAAATCTAGGCTCCCGGTAATCGACCTATTCTATAAAACGGAGGCACAAGCCAACCGGGAGCTTGCAAGGGTAGGCCACACGGCATTAGTCGAGGTTCAATGAGACACCAAGGCCAAGACCCGGCAGATTCGATCTTGGCGAGTTACACTCCAGATATGGCAGAGGCCATTGATACGCTCGAAGATCGGGTGAAGGAACGGCTGGCACAAATGAAGGCTATGAATCCAGCCATCGACCTGAACCAGCTTGCGAAACTCACGGCAGAGGTAGTCGAACAAACCATCAAGTGCGAGGGCGATTCCCAGATGCTCCGCAATAAGCGTGACGATACATTGGACGAAGCACTCCTAGCCCTAGCCACCAACCGAAGCCCAGACTCACTAACTGCCATCGCAAAACGATACATCAATCCGACTACTGGAAAGCCTTACACAAGGGCGGCCATCTCTGCACGGCTATCCGAACTTACCCAACGCACCGGGCTGGTGCTACGCATTCAAAGATCGGAACGAGTTCGCCAGATTTACAAGGAACGAGCCAAGCGGGTTCACGAAAGAAGGCGCAAGGAATGTCCGAAGTGGAACACATCGGCTTGGGCAAAAGGAATAAATCGGAGTGGCAAATGCAAGTAAACCTTAATGCAAATGAGGTTTTGGTTGCGGGATATGTTGGTATGCGTAGAAACGCAGAGGCAAACTTTAGAAATAGAAAACCAAGATTTCCAGAAAAAGTAAAAGGTGAATTATGGGGATTTCACATTGAGTCGGCTCACGCAGAATTAGCAGTAGCAAAGACTCTTGGGGTATATTGGGGATTTGGTGTAAACACTTTTCATACATCCGACATAGATGGGAAACAAATAGAGGTTAGATGGTCTAGCAGAAATGATCTAAAAGTAAGACCAGATGATGAAGGGATTGTGGTTTCGGTGTCTGGGTCTTGTCCTACATACACAATTAACGGATGGATTGAGGCAGAAAAAGCAAAGATGTCAGAGTTTATATTTAATCAAGAACCAATTTGTTATTTTGTTCCACATAAATACTTGAAGCCAATAGGGGATTTATGCAAGTAGGCTCAAAGGTCGTTTGCTTGGATGATAAATTTCAAAGTGAAATTTTACTATTTTATACGAACCTTCCGATCAAAGATAAGGTCTATACAATTCGGGATATGAGTGTTGGAGTTGGACTAAATGGAGAAGCCGGGGAAATCTCCGTAACCCTGCAAGAGTTTACAAATCCTTCCAGCAAGACCCCCCCCTATCCAGAACGAGGATTCAACGCTGAAAGATTTCGTGAGATAGAACCACCCGCAGAAGTTGAGGCCGAAGAATTGGCTGAAATGGAAGCATAACAAAAAGAAAGAGAAATCCTACAATGAGTGAAAAACAAATCGGAATGGAATTGAAGAAACAATTAAAGCTACTCGAAGAAGCAAAAGATCGGGCAATTTCTTCGATGGGAGAAACAATCAGCCTTGCCGCCGATGCCGGGGACATAATTTTATCGGCAAGGAAAGAAAATCTAAATGTGGATGAAATCCTACTAATTTCGGGAATCAACGGCGAAGAGGGGCGCAGATTGGAACGAGTGGCAAAGTCTCGTCCACTACTTTCCGCACCCAATCCATCGCAGTTAAAACAGCTAGCTCTATGGTCAGGCATCCTCCCTGATCCCATCGAAACATCAAACCCAAAAGCAGAAACTGCTTGGCACTCTTATGTGATAAAGGCGAGACAATGGCTTGCCCGGAAATCCCCGGCACAATGGAGCCAAGAACAAAAATCACAATTCATTACAGAGGCACGGCCAATCGTGGAAGCATTCAGAGAGGCGGGAGGCGAAATCTAATCCGCACACAATCGCACGGAAACACCCATAGAAACTCTCTGAAATTGTAGGAAGTATGGGGATAGCGGGAACGCTATTAAAAAGGCACGGTGGGCAATCTAGGCACGAAAAAGGGGGAGGAAACTTAATTCCTCCCCCTTTCTCTTTTTGGCTCCGGGTGCGTCAGTATTTTATATTTTTGAAGAAACGAACTATCATCGTCACAATGAATACCAGAGCCGTTGCAATTAGGTTTAATCCGTCAGCGTCTCCCTTCATCAGTTTAACCGATAGATGAAGAATCCATCTACCTCGTTCTCGTCTCCATCGTAAGGGGAAAGGAAGTGTCCCCGGCCATCTGCCGATTCTGCCGAATCGACAAAGGATTTGAGGCCACAAGTCCCCTTAATCATCGCAAGGATGCCATCGTTTGCATCCTCACACTTTTCTTGGGCGGCCTTAATCATTCCTTCCGAATCGGGAAGGTTGCATTCACTAGCGATAAAGGACGCATTAAACGCCCAAACGCTTTGCTCTATATATTCAAACAGAGCCTCTCCCGCTTGTTCGTCATCGCCCACGGCATATTCCTTCGAGCCGATAGAAAATATCGGCAAACCATAGTGAGTGTATTTCTGCTCTGTTATTTCTTCTTTATCCACGCCCAAGTGAATTGCTAGGGCTTCGATTGCCTCTTGGCATTGTGTTTTGTCTGTTTTGGTTTGCATTGTGTTCCTTTTTGGTTGGTTATTGGTTTAGTTGATAAGATCGCCAGCATTCCCGGCGAAATAATCTCCTCTTGCGCTCGAAAGCAAATCGGCAAACGAGTGAAAGGTTATATCTGAATAATGTTCCCGAATGTATTCCATTCGTTCTTTATTGCTCCAAGATTTCCAGAACTTGTCGGCCTCTTGGCTTTCAAGTTGCATAAAATCTTCCTCATCTAATACCGGGTAAGAATCCATTTTCTCTTTAATCTTTTCGGCGATTGCAACGCTAGGGGTTCCATCCTTAACCGATAAGGATTC